GGCAGCTTGATAGCGCCGAGGATCTTGCCGGATCTCATCACGCCTCACTGCGATTACACTGCCATTCTGCCTATTGTTCTGATGCACAGCATTCGAACCATTACTCGGGAGGGCAAAGTCAGGATTATTCTGTAAAAATGTAGTCGCGTGAGTCTTAAAAGTCAAGGGTTTACCATCTGGTCCCATAGCAGTAACCTTGCTTCTGCCATTATCAACGTATTCAATAGGGATAGGCTGTCGCGTCTCAGGGTCTAATTCCCAATTCTTGCGTTCTGTAGCAATAATGTAAGGCACCATCTTGGGATTGACTCCAGCCTCAGTTAGCGCAGCTGTGAGCTGTGTAGTGATGCGTGCGTCTTCTAGATCACTCATTGCAGTTGTATATTGGGTTTCGCGCTCTTTTACTGCACTATTTAGCGATTCAATCTGCCGCTGCATCTCCGCAATCTGCCGCGTGTATTTTTTCTCTGCGGCTTCCTCAAATTTCTTCTCCGAAATGAGCTGCTGGTGCTCTAGTTCCTCGATCCGCTTTTGTGCTTCTAAGGCTTGTGAGAGCTGCGAGGGATCGATACCCCCCATCTGATCTTGCAGTGCCTGCAATTGCTTCCGGAGTTCTTCGACATTGCGCTTTTCGTTATCGCGGGCTGATAGTGCACGACGGACGTCATCGGCATTTTTCTGAAAATCGCCCAGCCTGCCGTCGTCGATGGTGTAACGGCCATCACGCTCGACAAATAAGTTACGGAACTGCTCGGGGAGGTCGTCAAGATTTATTTCAGCCATTATCTACATCTTTCGGATCGAGTATAAAGGTCACGACTATCTCATTCTCTACCCAATACACATCTAGCTTGAGGTAATTGATGGTCGCGTGTAATAAGTCATCAAGTTCTGCATTATACATATGCTTATCGATGGATTTATACTCTTTATAAAGTGAAAGGCACATATTGTATAGTGCAGTATGTTTTATTGGGATCATATTAGCCCTCTAGAGCCTATAAGCACATACTAAATTTGACACAGAGTATAGCATATCTATTTATTCATGTCTGCATCGTCGGTTATGGGCGTATACTTAGTAACAAAGAACTCTAGTTGCATGGCTGCATCGATGAGGATATTTCGGTATGTCTCAATAAAAAGCTGTAGCACATCATCATGCGCATTAATGGCATCGACTCGTTCAAGATAGAGCGCGAGGTCTAAGCATTCCTCGCATGCGTTCAAGAGCCACTCGTATAGCGATAAATCTGTACACTCCATCGTGATCCCATTTATGAGGAGTCCCTCATCAGCGCGGTCACGAATTCTCTGGATCAGTCTCTCTTCGCTATCGCTCACCCTTAACCCCTTATTAATCTAGACATTTTCGCCTTCTCACCTTAACATATAGAGCGCATATAAAACCGATCCATCAATGTTATGAGGGAGTTTGTTTATGTACAAGGTTATGTGGTTAACACTCATCATCGCTAGTGTCTTTTCTACCGCCATTGCATTGGCTGGCAGCCCTCATTTTGTGGGGGCCATGAGTGTGGAGTGTGATGGGAATACCGTGACCGTCTCTGGTAAAGAGGCAGGGCTAGGTAACGAGACACAGGTCCATATCGAACTCACAGCATCGGCATCGTGCATCAACCCTGGTGGTAATCATCCCCAGGCTGGTAATAAGGAGGACGTATTAGCTGAGGGCGACTTCCCCGTACAAAATGGCAAAGCAAACTTTTCGCTGACCGGAACGGCTGAGTTTCAGCCGAACTGTAGTCCACCCATGAGCGTTGAAATGACAGATATTATGATTGCTGACACGGAGCATGACCTGGTTAGAAGCCTGGGTGATTGTCCCTAGTCACGACGCCACCCTCCTTTGTAGCTGCTTCAGCGTCAACGGCCTACCCTTCTGGTTGACCAGGGCAGTCAGCTCGATCTTCCCCTCCAGCCATAGTTTGCGGCGTGCAGAGCCCAGAACTCGGCTCTGCACCTCAACCGACTGTCGCCGTAGCCACTGGCTATAGGTCTCGTCAGCTGGTGGATCAACACTCAACAACTGCCGCTGCTCAGAGGTAAGGGAGTTAACGGCATTCCTCACTTCGTCGCTACCACGCATACCGATGTCAGTTGCACTACGAGTAAGTGGGTGGAGCTGTGATCTGCACGCGAAATGAGCTGGCGGGCTGCCGGGGAAGCGAGTCTGCACAGGCGACTCAGGCAACGGACGGCCTGTATTTAAGTCCCAGGCGCCATTCGACCGTGAAGCGCATAAAACGGTCGTGCGTGAATCGAGGCGAGATATCCAGATCGCTCCCCTGAAGAGTACAGAGTTGCGCTGCATCATCTCAACCCGCAACTGCGACACCGCATGGTTGTAACCCGTTCTGACCACCGCTGATGCTTCACGCGCAACGATGTCAGTCACCTGCCTGAGTCGTGCTTGCATCTGCGTGAGTGATTCGTCCTGTGCGAATGCCTGCCGAAGTGCACCGGCGTACCTCCGGTGGTGACTCGCCGCCTCTCGCTCAAAGAACCCACGTAACCGCTCGGCATCATTAGCATTGGCTGTAATCACCCTATTATCAATGATATCCCGAATTGTCGAACGTTCGACATTAGATCCGACAAGCACCTCGGCAGTGCGATTAGATACGCCCAGGGATTTGGCTACTGCTTGCCTCATGGCAGACTGCTCATCCAGCATCACCTGGGTAAGCTGTGCACGAAGTTGGGCGTAGAGTGCCCGGTACACATCACGGATGACTACCGCACTCGCCGCAATCACCTCGTCGAGACGGTCCTGCCCGGCTACCGGTCCTGTCGCTGCGGGATCACTGCGGATGAGACGCCGTATCAGTTCTTCGCTGAGCGCAGCAACCTCTAACTCCATGAGATGTTCATCATGTGCAGCAAGGCGTAGAAGTTCAATGTCACGGATGGTCAGCTGGTCGCTGAGTCTCTGGACGAGATTGTCAGGCATGGTTAGTGATCCCTGCGAACAAGTATCTCTGTGCGGCACTGCTCACAGTAACCACCCCATCTACCTTCCCCTAAAATTCCTGTAGGCTTCAGTGCCATCTCGTGACGACAAAATGGACAAGGCCTTTCATCGATGTGATCGTTCCGTATAGGCTCGTACCCACCCACTCGACGATTCCATATCTTAATGGCCTTCTCGGACGATGCACAAAATTCAGTACCTACAAAACACTTCAGGCAAAAGATCCAGCGCCTAGATGTTCTCGGTCGCTCCTCTAACTTCGCCTCGCCACCACAAAATGGGCATGGTTTTAGTTCTACCACCGCCTCGCTCCTAATAACTTACTACTACGGCTAATATCGCACCCAGGCCAAGTAGGCCACCCAGTATCACAACGGCAAGCCCTAGATTAAACCTCCTGCCGATGAGAGACCAAGCGATGATGAAGATGATGGCCATGGTGATAAGAATTATTCGGATGAGGTTAGAGTCCATGGTGCCTATGCTGCATCCTCATCGAGCTCATCCTCATCATCTTCCTGCTCTAGGTCCTCGCCAAATGGGAGGCGTGCCGGAGCCTGCGCATCGATCATGGCTTCCTCATCCTCAAACTCGTTCTCAGCCGGGATCAGTTCGCCCTGCTTCAGATTCCAGAACAGCGTTTGTCTACTAATCCTGCCGTCCTGACACAACAGCATCAGCGCTTGTATTTCCTGTGGGGATAGACGTGTCGTGCTAAAATCGGTGTTAAGGGTAAAGAAATATTGCTCATCTTCTATATTCTCAGTGTCGCCGTTCCACCAGTGATGCCACCTGAGTACCTTGCTCAATCCTTCGGACACCAAATTGGCCACTGTGCGTAGCGAACCTGTCTCTCCACTATGGCGAATCTGCACTGCTCCTAATGTCTCGGCAGTGACCGGTTGCTCCTCAAGTAGCCGTGCGCCCAGAGTAGCCATCTCGACCTTATCGTTAGTCATGGCGCGTTCATGCGATTCGAGGCCGCTGCCCTGGTATTCAAGCAGGTATGCTTTGGCGTCAATGCTGGGGAACACCCATGCCGAGAGTGAGCCCACGGGTAGTCGATCACCTGGAGGCAAATCATGGCCAGTCACTACATATTTTGGCATGCCAGTCAGAAAAAGTGCTTGCTCATAGTCGGCAGAGTGACGGAGATACGCGTAGTTGATATCCACCATGTCATCCATTGGCGCCTTCCCTGTTCCCGGCATCAGGTCAGCAGCGCCAAAGAACTGAAACGGGATGAAATCGAGTGGGCGATTGCGGCGCGTAGGGACGTAGCCTTCCACCTGCACCATCTCCCGGTTCTGTTCCGTCCCACCCGTCTCGTAAATGCTCACTTCATATTGCCCATCCGCATTGATGAAGCACACCCGGTAACGATAGATGATCTCGATATCATATGTATCCTTCATCCGGAACCGGGGCTCCTTCAGCACCACAAGCGACAACTTCGGTTGACCGCCCATGTAGGTCTCATGCCAGTTGACAATGCATTCAGCCGGGATCCCAGACCAATATGGGCGTCTTAAGATTGGATTATTATCATAGTCCAGTAAGATTCCATACCTGCCAATGAGTTGCACATCAGAGACCACAGTCGATGCTAGAAGCTCAGCTGATATGCCCGTGAGCGTGATGTTATGAAGATGTTTCTCCACCGCAGGCGACGCCTCGATGTCTGGCTCTTTCTGAAAAATGGCGCCAGTCAAGCCCTGCACTGTCCTTGCTGTTGCCCCGTACCACTTGGCACGCATGATGTACCGATCATAGTCATCCTGATCGAATCCCCCTGGGGCAGACAGATAATTTCGAGATCGGGCCTTGACGGCATCCTCTCCCTCGTAAGCATCACGGTTCTTGTCCCACCGGGCAATCTTGCGGGAGTAATCAGGGTGTTGTGTGTCTACAGGCATGTTGGATACTTTCGCTCAACTAAATTCTGTTTCTGCCGAAAAAAGAACAGAGTCCTAGATTATCTATTTTCTCTTTCCTCAGCCTGCCGCAGCTCACTGGCCGCATCTGTCCTAAGCGTATCTGTCCTTAGATTTGCCTGATTGGCACCGGCCGTGAGCCCTTCAACACGCCCTTGTGCGAGTGCAGCCGATTCGGCATTGCGCATAAATCCGTCAAGCCGACTATTGACACTCAGGTGGGTTTCCTGAGCCTTCATGAAGGCTAAAAGGGACAGTGTCGTAGGTGCCAAAAAGCCTATAATAATAGTAAACAGAGGCATGTTGTCACGCTCCGGAAGCATGACGGAGATGACGACGATACAAACAAAGGCAACTGAGATCATCGCCACCACGGCAATGATATAGGGAATATTATTGGCTGGGGGTACAATTGATGCCGGGCCACGATCGCCCCCTAACCTCGGTGCATCTTTTTCTTCCGGTGCTACCATTAGGCGATCCCTCTATATGTTGAAGCGGTCTCATCCATTATGGTTCAGATTCTGAATCAGGTTGCTTGTCTTCTTTCCCCCTGAGTTGACGCTGCATATATCTCTGTTGCTCTGCCAGTGTGGCAATCAACCTTTCAACCTGTAACCGCAGGGCAATAATTTCATCTACAAGCCGGACCTGGATGATATCGAGTTTCGCACTCTCTGCATTTAACCTCTCAAACTTGTTATCGATGAGCGCCTTATCCCTTGTATACGGTGAATGATCTTGTACGATCTTGGTAATCTGGTCATATGTAAAGGGTGTCGGCAATGATAGATAGCCATTGGTTAAATAAATCATCCAGGCAATGAGAAATCCACCTAGGCCAACCAAGATGCGGTCTTTGTAATAGGAGAATCCGAGGCCTTCTTCAGCCATTCGGTATTCTCCTTATTTTACCAAAGAATATAGAATCACAATGACACACCTCTAATAACATCACTACTAACATAAGCTAATAATCGCAAGCGTAGACTGTCCAAAACATGGTCTTCATCCATGTCGATGTCTTCAGGCTTTTTGGGATCGCGTTGAGCAATTGGCAGTGTACGGATGAGATGCTTGCACGTATCAAAAACAAAAAGCCCAGGTGCTTCCATGGGATGTTTCAGTGACGCTCTTAGCTTGTCCTCAAGTAGTTGCCAGCCCGTAACCCGACTGCCAGGGCCCTTGCTTGGCCTCATCCAAATGATGCCTAACTCTGACATCATACTTGCCATACTCCGGCCTCTGGTCACGTCAAACATGGGATCATCAGCCGGGCCAGGTCGTGGTTGGTGCTTGATCAGTCCCCACTCTCGCATGTGGGTCTCGTGCTCCTTGACCTTGTGGGCAATCTCAATGGGGCTCAAACCAATACCCACGTTGGGTTTCCAGTTCGGCGCGTACATGTCACCCTGGCAACCATAGTCCTCATGGATCACGAATAGCGTCCCCCTCGGCCACGAACGCCCATCATCAATGGATTCCCCATTCGACTCCGCGTACCATAGCGTGCAGTAGGGCGACGACGATCCCCAATCGTGAGAGCGATCAATTCGCCATGCCTGAGGGATATTAAACGGTTCCATAACGTGTACAGACTCAAGCCAAGACTCACTAAAGCGACCGCCAGCAATAATGTCCCAGGAATTTTCCAGCCATGCTTTCCGCTGTGCTTCATTCGTTATCGTGTCTGCCAATCTCGCATGATAATCGGGATCTGCCGCCACGTATTTCTCATTGTGCCGCCACAGGACAGGAATCCTAATGCGTTCTCTACCCGGTTCGCCATATGGAACGAATGGCTGTTTGCCCTGGACAAACCGAGACTTGATCCACTGATGACCAACCCCATAGGGATTTGTCGTTGAGCGTACGATTCTAGGGACGTCTTCCCTGGTACTACGCCTGCGGGAACAGCTCAGTATCGCCTCATAGGGCTCCGAATTCGGCCAGTTTGAGAGCTCTTCCAGTCCGATAAATGGGAATGCAAAGCCGTGGAAATTGTCATATGACCGCAGATTCTCTAGTGGTCTAAATAGAAGGGTCTCACCTTCTTCAAACGTCCACTCATGATCGACCTTATTAAACCGCGCACCCGGGAATGACCTGGGAACCAGTGCCCTGCTGATGTCCACCACATCTTTGAGCTGAGGGTAACTCAGCCGGAAAATCACGCCACGCCAATCAGACCCGTAGCCTTTGCCCACATGAGACAGAAAGGCTATAAGGAGTGCAGTAGTCTTTCCGCCTCCTCTATCCCCGTCGGCCAAGGCTTCCCAGTAGGGGCAGCAGAGAAAGGCCCACTGGCCGCCCCTATTCGCCGCCCATATGGGTTTTGGTGCTTCCATTGTTGCCGTTGACATGTTCGATTTCCTGTCTGACGACGTCCATCCAATCCTTGGGTGTTGCCAATGCCGGCACATTGATCGTCCCGTAGCTTACATTGACCTCGTGCCTCTCAGTGTAAAGACCCAAATGCTTAGCTAGAGAATCCAGCGCTGCGCTCTTGCTGTAGAGCTTGAATTTGATCTTGCACGTCTTGATTCCGTCCGGGCGCTTGAACTCAGTAACCTCAAATGTCTCAATGGCCCTCGACATGTCCTCATCGAGGATGGCGCTGTCCTTGAATCTGACCCCATGCTTGTCCCACTCGATGTAGTTGCGAATGTCCGAAAATGCGATTCGCCCCAGCTCGAAGACCACGGCGTCTTTCGAGACGCCGATATTCCTGCGCTTTTTATCTATCGCGTCCTGGATCATCTGCTGAACCTCATCGATGGCAACGAGGTTGGAGCCAGCTACAGATGCAGCAAGATCAGATGTTACCTTTGTCCACTGGCACCGCTTGTACGCATTCCCCCTGTGAAAGTCCTTAATGTACTCTTCAGCAAATTCCCCGTATCTGATCCTCTGGAGGTTCGTTAGCTTCTTGTCGCGCGGTACCCGGTTACTCATCTTAGTCCTCTTCTATCTCGCAAAGTGGCGCTAGGGTGCCATTTTCACTAGCATCCTTTGCGAGACCTAGCTGTTGGTGCATGTCGGTTCCAATTATCTCCAAGGTCTCATCATCAGCAACAGTTGCCAAGACCCTGCGACGAGTGACGAACGGGAACCCCTCTTTTTTTGCCTTGATATGCACATATTCCTTGTCATCACTTGAGTCTATCAACCGTTCAGTAATAAAATAGGTCCGAATCCCATTCTCATCGAATTTATCCTCCACGGGGACCTAGCCCTCCTCATCAACCGTCACATAGGTCTTCCATCCCTACTCCCCTTGCCGGTACGACGCGACAACGGGAATCCGAAGTGACAACCGCAGGCCATTCGGACTCCCCTCCAGCTGAGCAATCAGCACCTGCCGCGATATCACATCCAGATCGTACTCCAGGGTTAGGCGGTAGACACCGTCCGAGCCGCTCACATAGGACATCGCAGCAGGCCAGGCCTGCCCTGCGATCTCCGTCTCTGTCGCCGCATCGATCAGTGTTACCTGAAGACTGGCATTGTTTAGATAAATGCCGTTAGCCGCATCCCTAACCCCTGATATCTGGAGCATATTGTCATTGCCAATAAAATACGTCTCAATCTCCGCCATGGCTATGTCGCCTGCAAAATGCCTTCAGCATTCCACTGGATGGTCAACGTCGCACCGTTCGCTGTGTAAGGGAAACCGCTGTCAATGTAGGCGATAACTGGCGAGTCGGCATTGTTGGTGACAAAACGGTACAGCACGATGCCAGCCACATTTCGAGTGCCAGCCCCTAGATTGGCAAACACGGTATCCGCGGCATCAAACTCGGCACGGTTATTGGCCGCATCCTCATTGACTGCCTCACTGGCTAGAGCAACTCCACCAGCAGTATAGTTCGCACCGTCCATCTGATCTAGTGTCGTAATACTGGCTATAAATTCGGCATCCTGATCTGTATCTGCTGTAGTGTTCGTCATCACCAGCATAATACGCATGTCCTGTGTCGCGAAATTAAGGGCTCCATTGAGTAACTTCGTCTTTGCCGGTGTATACACAAATGACATTTCTTTTCTCCTTTAAAAACTCTGGGCCATTTCAACAGCATCAAACGGGACAGAAACTACCATCTCGGTGTGCTCAAACAACACAGACGCAACTACTTCTACCCTATCATACAGAATACCTCCTGATGGAATCAACCCCTGGAATAGAGAGGGGATTGGGATGAAGAATGGGATGGCCACCGCATTTGGCCCAACAACCATCCCACCAATTGAGAGTGCCGACGGTGGCAAGTCTATGGCCACACTTATAGGTGCAGGCGATAGCGTTGCCACATAGGTTAGCACCGGCGCGGTCAGGCTTACCGTAATGCCAACCGCATCCAGGACGATGGTATTCGCACTAGCGATGGATATCTCTAGGATCGACACCTGAACGGGTATAGGTGCAGGCGATACGCTTACCCCACCCAGGGAAAAAGCCGGGGCAGTGAGTGCGAGTGCCATAACCACTGCATCTGGCTCTATGATACTGTTCGACATCATGCTGTGGGTAGGCACCACCACAGGCACTGCAACAGAGGCAGGCGCTACCGTGATCCCACTGCTGCTTAGTGTTGCAGCCGTTACCGTTGCCCCTATCGTTATCGCAGCAGGGGAGAGGGTCATCCCCCCGATGGACACCGATGGTGCTGCAATGGCAATGGAAACTGCAACCGCACCGGGTGATACCGAAATCCCCGCGGTAACGGTAGGCGTAGACAACTCTAGGGGAATGGCAACCGCAGTGAGGGAGAGAGTCGCCACGCTAGAGCGTTGCCGCGGGGACTATTGCCGGTACGAGAACAGCATCGGGGCTTATTGTCCCTGCCTCTAGGACCGCGACCACCGGGACTGCTGTCGGTACAAGGACCGGACTTGGGGCAACCGCAGCAACCCCAGATAACGTCGGCGTCGTTACTGTGAGTGGAACAGAGGCGGCATCAGGCGACAAAGTGATCACACCTGACAGGGTCGACGTCGTCACCAGGAGTGAAACAGAGGCGGCGTCAGGCAACAGAGAGATCGCACTTGCCAACGTCGGCGTCGTCACTGAGAGCACAGCGGAGACAGCATCAGCCGACAGAGAGATTGCACTTGCCAACGTCGGCGCCGCCACCAGGAGTGGAATAGAGGCGGCGTCAGGCAACAGAGAGATCTCACTCGATAACGTCGGCGTCGTCACCAGGAGTGGAGCAGAAACAGCAGCAGGCGATAAGGTAATCTCACTTGCCAACGTCGGGGCTGTTACCGTGAGTGGAACAGATGCGGCATCAGGCGACAGAGAGATCGCACTTGCCAACGTCGGGGCTGTTACCTCAATCTGGACTTGAACAGACGCAGGTGATAGCGCTCCCGGTGCCAGCAAGGTCGGAGCTATAATCTCGAGTGGGACAGATGCGGCATCAGGCGACAAAGTGATCGCACCCGACAGGGTCGGCGTCGTCACCGTGAGTGGAACGGAGACAGCATCAGCCGGCAGAGAGATCGCACTTGATAGCGCCGGTGCCGCCACTAGGAGTGGAGCAGAGGCGGCGTCAGGCGACAGAGTGATCGCACTTGACAGGGTCGACGTCGTCACCGTGAGTGGTGCCGTGACCGAGGCAGGCGAAATGCTCACTGATGCCGATAGCGTCGGTGCCGCCACCTCAATTGGGACTTGAACAGGTGCAGGCGATAGCGCCCCTGGTGCCAGCAAGGTCGGAGATACAATTTCGATTGGTACTGAGACAGCAGCAGGCGACAGAGTGATCGCACCCGACAGGGCGGGCGTCGTTACCAGGAGTGGAACAGAGACAGTGTCAGGCGACAGAGAGGTCGCACTCAACAGGGCGGGCGTCGTTACCGTGAATGGAACAGAGGCTGCATCAACCGACAGAGTGATTGCACTCGATAACGTCGGGGCCGCCACTGAGAGCGCAGCGGAGACAGTGTCAGGCGACAGAGTGATCGCACTTGATAGCGTCGGGGTTGTTACCTCAATTGGGACTTGAACAGGTGCAGGCGATAGTGCCCCTGGTGCCAGCAAGGTCGGAGATACAATTTCGATTGGTACTGAGACAGCAGCAGGCGACAGAGTGATCGCACCCGACAGGGTCGGCTCTGTTACCTCAACCGGAACTTCAACGGATGCAGGTGATAGCGCTCCTGGTGCCAGTAAAGTCGGAGATACAATCTCGATTGGAACGGAGACAGCAGCAGGCGATAAGGTAATCTCACTTGCCAACGTCGGCGTCGTCACCAAGATAGAGGCTAACACCGAATCAAGTGAAAGCGTAATCTCACTTGCCAACGTCGGCGTTGTGATGGCAATGGGGAGAAGGACAGGATCGGGTAAGGCAGCCGAGCCTGAAACTAGAGTCGGGTCTACCCATATAAACGGCACAGGAACGGCAGTAGGCGAGATGGTCAGCGTGCCCGATAGCGTAAGAGCCGCAACCCCAATTGGTATCGAGACCGGGGCAGGCGCGATGACAACCGATTCGGCTAGAGTCGCACTCGGGACGCTTAACGGCACCGTCACCGGAGATGGCGCCGTCGTCGATGGAGCAGATAACGTCGGTGATGCGACTACCAACGGAATGGGGACTGGATCTGGTGCGAGAGCCCCCGCTTCTAAAACCGTTGCCGCGGCAACAAAGATCGGCAGTGCCACGGGTTCTGGACTAATCGTCATCGAGCCTATCGTATTACCGGTAAAGAAAAACCCGAATGGCCCCCACCCTGCCGCCCCAAGAGACGAGACTTGAGTCCCGTAAGTAGTAACCACCCCCACCGTTATGGCTACCGATGCCGGAGAAGGCGTGAGCGTTACACCCCCTAGCGACAACGAGGGGGCAACCGCGCCTACCGGAATGCTTACCGACGCTGGCTCAATCGTGCTCCCTTCGGCCAAAAGCGGATCAGCCGTGAGAACCGGCAAGGTGACGGATGCGGGGCTGATCGTCATCGACAAAGAGAGCGCCGGCGTAGCAATAGACAGCGGAATAGCAACCGGGGCAGGCGCAATCGTTACCGTCTCCGCAAGACTAGGACTCGCGGTAAGAACCGGTACCGTTGCTGCTGCCGGGCTTATCGTCATGGCTAAAGGCAGTGTTGGGGTAGTCGTAAGAACCGGCAAGGTGACGGATGCGGGGCTGATCTCTGAAGCCCCTGACAGAGTAGCTGTTGTGCACACCAATGGAACCGGGACAGATGCCGGGCTTACCGCTGCACTCGAAGATAAGGTCGGACTCGTGATGGCAACGGGAATGGCAACCGAGGCAGGCGATATTGCACCCACTTGTACAAGGGTTGGCGCCGCCGTCTCCACTGGCACGAGTACTGGTGAGGGACTGATCGCCAAGGCGGCCGCAAGCGCAGGATCTGGCGCCGTCAGAGGCACAGGAACCGGTGAGGGGCTGATCGTCAAGGCCGATGTCACAGCCGGAGTAGCAGCCACTAGCGGAATCGGTACCGATGCAGGCACAATGGTGTCGCCTACAACTGCTGCTACGCCTTGCACGAAAAAGAAAAAGACTTCAGACATCACCGAATATTTGTTAGCGGCCCCAGCAACAAGAGAGGGGGCTGCGATGGTAACGGGAATGGCAACGGATGCGGGCGATATCGTTTCGGTAAGAGCAAGAGAGGGGGCTGCAACGGGAATGGCAACCGAGCCTGGTGATATCGTCACCCCGCCAATCGACAAGGTGGATGCAGGAGTGGCCAGCGGCACCGTAACAGGCGACGGTGATTTGGTGACATTGGTCGCGTCAGGGACTTCGAATTCGGCCCAGGTAAATCTGACGCCAGACCCAGCGCCACCGCCTGAGGTGGTGGCATTAAGATTAATCCGTAGATCTGAATAATCAGTGATGCTATCGGCCTGAGGCCCAGTCAGTGTCTGCGTAAATGATGTAAATGTGGCGACAATGGCGGCATTATCATGAACCCATGTAGCAATGACGGTGGCGCCCTGTCTCAGCTCAACAATTAATAAAATGCTTCTGGCGCCTGTTGGCCCACGACGGAACCGATATCTTAGAATATGTCCAGTGTTGGATTGCGGATCGAGGATTGAATCGAACTTGACTTCGCACACCAGCGCGACCGGATTCGTTCCCGTGTCAATGGCATCGGTATCATCATTCGCGGTGACCTCGTCGATGCAGCCCCAGTGCGTCGTCCCCGTGGTTGGAACCCAATTGGCGGTAATGTCAGACGACGGCCGGGCAATCTGTGCCAATCGTTAATCCCCTGCGACGGTCTG